GCCACTTCGTACCTAGCCCAAAGGAATTGCCGAATCATCTTGTTCAAGTCGCCCTTCAGGTCCGGCGTTAGATGTCCTTGGAATATATCATGCGCCAAAACCTGTAGACCGGCAAGGTAGGCGTCAAAGTCGGTTAGGCACTGCTGGTCGCCCAACTTGATTCGGCCCCCGACCGGGTGCTGGGTGATATTGCGGTAGTATGGGGTCTTCGCAAAATGCACGGGGCCTCGAATGGCAGCGTTAGCCAAATCCGCAAAGCACCAATACGCGTTGGTACGTGGCTGTAGGATCTCATCTAGGCGTTTTCGCCGGTAGATGGCGTGCTCCGGCCATACGTGCTTGTTCATCACGAAGTTCCAAAGCGTATCGGCCGCAGTGAAGGTCTCATCTTCGGCTGGGTAGAACGCTTCCCACGCCGCTTTTTGCTCCACCTCATCGTAAAGCTGGCACGGGGCGTAGTAAATAATCACCTCAGGATTCGCCTCAAGGAAGTCGATCCCCTTCTGCACTTCCGCCGGCAGTAGGTAGTCATCATCCCCCAGGTAGCAGCAGTATTTGGTGTTCGCCGCGAGCAATGCCGCGCGCAAGTTGGGGAAAGCGCCGACGTTCTTAGACTGGCGGATATACCGCATACCGGACTGGATATTGGTAAACGGTAAGTCGCCTGTACCGTCTGTCGATGCGTTATCGGAAACGACAATTTTCGTGTCGGGGAAGTCTTTTACCGTCTTCTCGAGCGTCCACGCAAGGAAGCGCGCCCGATTATGCGTCGGGATACAAATAGTGAGGTCTTTCATGGGGTTGTCGGGCCTGGTTGGGGGTCTAGGGTACGTCCGTCATGGCTTAAGCGAATGCCGCAGTTAATCCAGCCTTGGATGCCGGCCTCCCGCACGAGTTCGCTGAAGGCGTAGTCTTCTGACAAGAGGTTGTCTAGCGCGATTTTGCCGTTGTAGAAGTGGTGGAACTTACCCCCGCCGTAGGTGGGAGCCAAACCTTTCTTGATCACCGTTTCGAGCACCGTGCGCTCCACTTTCAGGAAGCCGCCGGGCATAAATCGCGCTTTGAGCATCCCCTCCTTCGGGATGTCCTCCAACGCTACCTGTACCCCCATCTCATCGCGGCAAAACGGCATTGGCGGCTGGCATTTATCCGTGTACAGGCCGCTGACGAAGGGTTCCGTAGTCTCAATCAAGTCCTGTAGGTTCTGACGGGTGAAACCAATGTCACTATCGATGCAAACCATCGTATCAAACTCGGTGCGCTTCAAAAACTCATTCGCAAGCACATTTCGTGCCACGTAAATGTCCGATTGCCCGGCGAGTGGCAGCCAGCCCCCGTGCAAGCCAGCGGCTTGGAGTAGCCCCGCCGTGTAAAGCGTCTGCGTTTGGTTGCCGCGGATCGGGGTAGTGATAAGCACTTTGCTGAAATTCACGCTCATTTGCCGCCCCCTAACAGTGCTGCGCTCATCGCTTCAAGCGCGGAGCTGGGCGCCTTGGTCTGACCGCCGGCCGGCTGCTTGCCCGCGCGTAACGGCTGATTGGCCGGCGTTGCGGGCTTCGCTACCGCGGCAGGAGCGCCGACGCGGATCGCGCGGTAGGCTTCCGTGAATTTTTGCTTCCACTGGGATGGAGGAATTGATGCAAAAACCGGCTGGAGTGCGGGAACCAAGATCGCCTTCTTCGCTTCGTAGCTGGGATCGTTCGCTTGGAGCGTCGCCTCGAGCGCGGACAGGTCGGAGCGCGCGGTTGCTAGTTCTTGCGCGGCGCTCGCGACGCGCTGCTGCTCTTGCTGGGCGCTCGAGGTAAGTTCCGTGCGGAATTGCTGGCCGTTTCGCGTGCGCGCAATCTCTTTCGCGTACTGGGCAGTAATTTGGCCCTTCTGCACTGCGTCCTTGAGATCCGAATGTGCGCTGAGTGGATCTCCGACGCTACGTTCTTTCCCGAGCAGCGTAGCAAGTCTTTCAGCAACGCTTTCCACGAGTTCAAGTGCTTTCCCCTGCTGCTGCGGGTCCTGAGAATTGAACAGCGACATCCACGACAGGACTTCGCCGTACTGCTGCGGGGTTGCGCCGGTCGCTTCCACGCCTTTGATGAGGTAGTCGAAGTCCTGCTTGATCTGATCGCGCTCAGCAGTGACTGACTTCGTGGTATCGATCAGCGTGCGGATCCGTTCCGTGGTCTCTTTCTTCAAGCCCGTGGGGATCGGATCGTTGATCGGATCCTTGGCCTTCGGCTCCGCCTTCTTTTCGACCGGCTTCTCGGCTTCGGGCTCTTTCTCGGCTTCCTTTTTCTTGAACTTGCCGGTGAGCGGGTCGCGCTCCGCGCCGCGCGCTTCAGCTTCCGCGTCGGTCTCTTCCGCTTTGGCTTCAGGTTCGCCTTCGGGCTCCGGTTCGCCTTCGGGTTCGCTTTCCGGCGTTTCCGGTTCAGGAGTCTCGACTTCTTCGACCGGTTCGGGCGGCGCAACGTCGCCGTTAATCGCGGCGGTCATTGCCTCTAGCGCTGATTCTTCTGCCATGGGGGCTTCCTATCGTTATGTCGCGTAAAATAGACCTAATAAAGCGTAACGTCCATTATATGGTACCTAAGGTCCGGCACCGGGCGGCGGAGCCGCAGGACTCGGATTTGATGGCGGTGCGCCTGGAGTCGGGGCGCCGCCCGGTGCGGGATTTGCGGCCGGCGGCGGGGGTCCGTCCCGCGTCAATACCGGCTGAATAAGTTCGGCAGCGGCTTCGGGGCTGATTTCGCCCTTCAGGCTCACGCTGACTTGCGGTACGACTGGCGGCGGGGGCCCGCCCGCTCCTGGGGAGCCGGGAGGCGGCTGCCGCGGGATGAACCGCTCTACATCGCTCTCATCGCCTAGCCGTAGCATCGTCTCTTTGACCAATTCGATTAGCGCGTTCGCCATCGGCGTATTGCCGCTCGCGAAGGCCTGTTCGATTTCCTGCAAGGACTTCTGGATCAGTGGCAGGATGGTAGACCAGGCCTGCATGTCGGTCGCTTGACGCGGCTTGCCGGTGCTGCCGGCTTCGATCTGAACTTCAACTAGCGTGAACAAATCCTCGATATCCATGCCCGTAGGCCAGAAGGCTTTGGGGCCGGCGAGTCGTTGCACGTCTCGAATCTCAAGACACTGTAGCGCTTGCTCGGCGGTATAGCTCGCTAGGTCGGTGAGCATCGTCTCAAGATTATCGCGATCTGACGTCGTGCGCGCTTGCGTGCCGCTCTGCTGAATGTTAGCTTCCGTTGCAGTTTTAGGATTGCCCGGTCCATTGATAGCAGCAGACAAAGCCTCCTGTACTCCAGATATACGTTCCATGTCATTGAGGATGAGCGTGGGATCATACAACCTCATATCAATCGCCGCGACGGGCTTCGCCGCGAACATATTTGCGATCGGCGTCGCCGGATCGCTGGGCCGAAGGGCCGTGTACTCTTGGGACTTGGATTCAGTTAGCTTTTTCGCCTCTACTTCGTCCAGCATCGTTGCGTTGAATAGCACACCAGGTATCGACCGCTCTCTGGTAAGTCTGAAGTTCGATCTCGAACTGCTGTACTCGTCCTGCAACTTGTATAGTCTCCAAGAAAGCGATTGCGCGTGACGTTGACCATCCACCTCGTAGAAGGCGAAATAGAAGTATGGATAGAAACGGCTCGTCGGATAGGGTGGTGGATACGGTTCCTTCGCCCATTTCTTCACCCCGTCAACTAGCGTGTAAATTTGCTTGTCGCGCCGGTCCCAAATCTCAACGACGCGAACGAAGGCGGGAGATTCCACATCCGATGTGCTGGTCGTGAACGCCTGCGCGGTTTCCGCGGTCATCTGACCGCCTTGCGGCAGGATGTTGTCCATCTCGCGGTTAGTCAGTTCCTTCGGCGCGCGTTGGTGGTAGATCTTCGCTGTCTTAATATCCTCGACAGTCAGACGGTCGAACCGAGCGAGCGCATCGTCTTTAGCGATGAATATTTCGTTCCCGATCCAGTCGGCATCCGTGTAGTTTTCGATGCAATTGATATCGGTCGAAACCTGAATGTTCTCGGTTTCCACGAAGTCGATGACGAACATCTTGTTAACCGCCAGCTCCAACTTCTCTCGCAGCTCATCGATTAGCGACTGCTTCTCCGCTAGCTCCGTCTCCTTCGTGATCGGGTCGGACGCATCTTCGATCAGTTCCATTTGCGCTTTCAGTCGCGCGTGGGTTTCCTGCGCATCGTTAAGCGCCGTCTCTACTTCCGGCTGCGGGCGCTTCTCGGCGACGAAGGTCGCCTTGAACCAACCCTCACCGTTCGATAGCACCGAGCGCACCCCCTTACGGGCGGGCTTCTTCAAATTGCCTTTCTTCCACACGCTCGAGATGACAATCTCTAGGGTTCGCGCGAACACCTGCATTTGGTAGGTGTTCGATTCATCGACTTGCGGGGCTTTGCGAACGGATACATCGGGGTTGCGCGCGTACAGAAGCGCCACAAGGATGTCAATGAAAGCCCCAATAAGATTAGTGCTAACAGCCCAAGAAAGGTCGGAAGTACCAGCAGCGTAACGACGATCAATTGCAATTTGCTTACGGAAATTCTCGTCGAACTTTCGGGCGTCGTCGTAACATTTCCAGTATTTGGCAACGAGCGCTTGTTCCGCTTCATCTGCTTCCTTATCGTCGGCCTCGTCTTGATCGACGCCCTTATCCTTCCCCTCGGCCGCTTGCCGCGGATCGGTCAGGACGCCGGATGTACCGCCGGGAGTTGCCGGACCGTTGGAAGCACCGGATGTCATTTACCGGGCTCATTGACGCGCGGCGTCGCACTCGGCGTGGGGTTCACCAGGATCTCAGGCGCCGCGGGTACCGGATGGTTCTTGGCGAGTCTCGCCATGGCGGCTTCCGCCCTTGCCTGAAGTTGCTCTGCACGCGGGGCGGCTTCCGTCTTGGCGTTACGATTAATCGCAGGGATCATGTCGGGGTTCAATTTAGCAGGCACCGCGTCGGAGCTGCGAGTAGCAAATCCTGGCCGCGAGTGCTTCATGGGAACATTCCTACCTGAGTCGGCAATACAATCGGCGTATGGCTCGTAAAGGGCGATACTACAACGCCCCTCTCCACGAGTACAGCGGGCCACACATTCGTTGTGCCCGTGGCAAACACATTACTGTTCGTCGTCACCCCTACCGTCAAGGGCGGTCCGGTCAGTACGGGCGTCGCTGAACTCGCGGTCACCGTGGGTAGCGTTCCCGGTACCCCTGGCGAGCTATTGACCTGGGTCATACCGCCGTGCGGCTACCAGGATAGCTCGCAGAGCTGGCAACGGCGAGCACTTGCTCCGCCTGTATGATTGAGTTTGTTCCTGGGAAACCTACACCGGTCGTATACGCGGCGACAGTGGCCGCGGTAGAAATCACTCCGGGGGAGGCATACACCTTCGGGGTGACCTGGCCGTTAAGCCCGGTGTTGTTCGAATACGTCGCGTCTTGATAGTCTTGCGGCACGTTACATTCTCTTAGGACGCAGGGTGCTATCCGTAGGGGTACCCGGCTCTATTTGCCCGTAGGTGACAGCTTTAGCAGCCGCTACCACCTTCACGTCGGGAGTGCCCGTAACTTCCGACACTGAGGAAGCTACAGCCACGGTACCTAGTGTTTGATTCTGCCCCGGTGTGGAATTAACTTGTGTCAAGGGGCCCCCGCTAGATCAACTTCCAAAAGAGGACGATCGCGGCGCCGATGGCGACGTACACAACCGCAGAATAATGCGCTTTGATGAAGGTCAGGACGCTGGACTCGGACGCGACTACCTTCGCGTTCACATCGGCCGCTACGGTCTTGATCTCGGTCACAGTCGCAGTGGAAATAATGTCGCTCATCAGAAGTACCTCACTTTTGGCTTCTCGGCTTTGTCGTTGTACATCAACCACGCCTCGGTAAACGGGACGAGCAGAGGTTTCGACTCTCTGGATGGTACCCTAGCGTCAAACATCTTGTCTACTAGCCGCCCCAGGAGCCCGCATACGTCCGCCTTGTCATCCCACCGGCCGCCAGGGAACTTGACGAGCTGTTCGATACAGTCGTCCGCCCAACGGCGCTTGACGGGGAAGTGAACCGTGCCGGCGGTTGCCCGAGCATGGAACGCTTGCAGCTTAACAGCCTTGTCCTGGAGCGAGGGGAGGGATTCAATCGAGGTGAACTTCTGCGCGTGCGACATAGCGCTGCGGATGGCGGGGCCGATCGCCTTGTCGATGAGGCCGCCTTCATTCGCCCACATGACCGGCTTGTACTGGGCCACGAGCCGGA